ATTTTTATTTTATTATTTTTTTTTATATTTTTATTATTTTCCATATAATAAAAATATAAAAAAAATAATTGAAGGTTATGTTAAACAATTAAATTAACTATTAATTATAAACATATCTATAATAAAAAATAGTAATTAGTTACATTTATCAATTGTAAATACAATATCGTCATAACGATTTTTATTTGGTCTTAAATCATATGTTTTAATATATTTTTTCAAATCTTCAGGTACTTCATTTATTAGTTCTTCTATCCATTCCCATGATTGAACATCTTCAATTATTAATATTCCATCATCTGTCATTACTTGTGAATACAATTTAATAAATTGTTTCATACTTTCTAATGTATGTGGTCCATCATCTAACATAAAGTCAAATTTTATATTTTTCTCTAAGAAATTACTGTTGAATATATCTTCATCATATGCATCAGTTGATGTATATAAAATAATATTTTCTTTATTTTTAATTTCTTCCCAAACAATATCTATATTCATAATATCTACACCATAAATTTTAGCATTAATAAAATAATCATTCCATAATTTAATACTACCACCATTAAAAATACCAACTTCTAATACATTTTTAGCAGTATCTTTTTTTTTATATAATAAATTGTTATATAATTCTAAATATGAATGATTTGTATTTTTATCTGTTTTTGAATTATCAACAATATCTATTAGTTTTACTTGATCATTATTAAGTTGAATAACAGGTTCAATAATAGGTTCAATAACAGGTTCAATAACAGGTTCAATAATAGGTTCAATAACTGGTTCAATAATAGGTTCAATAACTGGTTCAACTATTGGTTTTACATTAGAAACTCTAAATACTTTTGAACGTAAAAAAAATATTTTTTTCATAATATTAAATATCAGAAATTTTTATTTATATTTTTTTAAATATATTATTAATTTAAGAAAAATTTTACACATTTTTATATTATTTTTTTCTAAAAATAATATAATGACATATTCACTAGATATAATAAATCTAGCAATAACACATTTAATACAAAACAAATCTAAAACAGAAATATCAAAATATTTAAATATAACACGTCAAACAATACATGTATGATGTAAAAAATATAATAATAATATTATAAATATGATACCAATTACTGATATTTAATTAAATAAAAATAATAAAATTAATAATTATGTTGAATCTAATAATGGATGTAGTTTAAATGATATACATTTAAATATAAAAAAAGAAATATCAAAAACATCAGTAATTAATATTTTAAAAAAATTAAATATAACTCATAAGAAAATTAATAATCATATTGTTTGTAAAGATCCTGATAAAATTATAGATGAACGTAAATTGTTTGTTGATAATTTAAATTTTGATATTGATGAATCTTCTTTTTGTGTTAATCAAACAGTAAATTACGGATACTCTAAAAAAGGTGTTGAAATTAATAAATTAATAAAGAAAAATATACATTATTAGCTGCAATTAGTAATACTAAAATAGTTAATTTTAAAATAATAAAAGAATCTGTTACTGCACCAATTTATTTAGATTTTATTAAAACTAACAATGAAAATTTTAAAAATAAAATATTAATACAAGATAATGCAAGAATACATCATGCATCTTCTGAGAATATTAAATTGAAATATAATCCTGTATATACTCCTGAATTTAATCCAATTGAACTCATGTTCAATAAATGTAAAATAGAATTTAAGAAATTAGATCATACTAATATAGTAAACAATATTAATGATACACTTAATAAAATAACATCAAATGATTGTCAACAATTTTATAATCATGTAAATACTATTTTAAATATTTATAAGACTAACAATAATTAAATCATTAAAGCCACTTCAAAAATAATTATGCCTTATGGAATCTCTCGCAATTTTTTTTTTGATTTTTTAGTGTAAAATTTTTCTTGAATTTGTAAAATAATTCCTAAACTAATAATATTATTTATTAGATATTATTTAACTTTATCAACTATTAACTTAATTGAATTTCTTTTATTTGTAAAATTATTTGCATTGAATACAGTAATTTTATTATTCCAATTTTCATCAAAAGCATTTTCATGAAAATTTAAAAATTTTTTAGAACCTAAATGAAAATTTGTAGTAGGTTTAGCTTTATACCAAAAAACTTTATCTGTAATATTTTTACTATGAACACGATTATTAATAACCATACAACCATAATTTTCAGTTAATTCACTAAATACTTGTTGAAAAATATCAAAAGTTGGAAACATTCCAGCGTAGTGTTCATATAATCTTTTTCTATTGGAAGTAATATCTTCTGCTAATAAAAATATATAATCAAAATTTGATCTTAATTCTGGAGGGATTCCTAAAGAAAATTGCATTGTTAATATAAAAGATAAATGGTGATGTCGTCCATTAAAAAATAATTCTAATATATTTGGATCTTTTAGCCATGTTCCTTTAGAACTCATACAATCATCCATTATCAACATTAATCTATCATCTTTTTCATTTTTATTATTATCAATTCGTCTTTTATTTTCTTGATTCATTATACTTTGTCTTTCATAAATTCTTGATAATATTTCAGAATCATATTCATGATATATAAATGTTTCTGGTATAAATTCAGAATAAAATTTATTTAATTTTTCAGTTCGACTAATTGCTATTGCAGTTGGAATAGAACGTTTATGAAATAATATTTCTTTTGTAAGAAAACTTTTTCCTGATGCTCTTTTTGCAATCATTGCAATTGTACAGTGATCAACCATATCAGAAATATTAAATTTTTTTATTTGTAAATGTGATGCACCAAATTTTATATCTTTAGTAGACATTTATAATATTTTAGATATTATTTTTATAGAATTAAAATATTTAAAAATCAGGAGGTTCTACATAAATATCATTTAATATATTTTCATGTACAATGGGTATAGTAGGTAATGTAAATATATTTATACATTCTTTATAATCAAAATCTTTAATTAATATAATTAAAATTAATACTATTAATGGTATTTTAATTTTATCATATAATGTTGTACGTTTTTTATTAAATTTAATATCATCATTATGTTGAAACCACATAATAAAAATAAATATTATAAGAAAAATTATAATATTTTTAATATTCATTAAAATAAATAAGAAATAATTTTTTCTAATAATTAATAAATGAAAAGTTTAGATAATAATGAGTATAAAAAAAAAATAATCAAATATTTATTATTTGGTTTAATTGTTAGTGCATCTGTTAGATATATACCTAGTAATTTAATAGATCAAAAAGAAATAATGATGATAGGTGCTATAGGTTCAATATCATTTGCTATTTTAGATATGGTATCACCATCTATTGAAATTAAATAATATTATAAATATTTATAATTTTAAATAATTAGAGAAAAATTTATCTTTGCTTTGTATTTCAGGAATTTTTTCTTCTATTTTATTATTATTATTATTTGAAAATATTTCTTGAAAGTTACCATTTTGATTTATTGATGTTTCAGTTTCATTTAAATCATAATTTAAAATTTTTTCAATATTAGATGATGATAATATTTCAGAAGTTTTATTATCAGTTAATTTAATATGTTTTTTTTTAATTATATTTAAAATTTTAGACCCAACAGTATTTTCTTCATCATTATCATCATTTTTAACAATACTAATTATTTCAATATTTTTTTTTTCATCATTATCATCATTTTTAACAATACTAATTATTTCAATATTATTTTCAGAAGGTTTTATATCATTTATAGTAAAAATAGGTTTAGAATCATCATTAGATTTATATGATAATTCTAAATCTTTTTTAATTAATTTATTAAGATTTTTTTCATCAATTTCTGAAATACTTTTATTAAAATTATTATCTGGTATTCCAAATTCCATTTCTTCACCTAAATATATTTGTAAAATATGTTTTAATGGTAATAATTTTCGTATTGCTTCTTTAATACAATCTTTAATTAGTAATATAGAATCACGTTGATTTCTTTTTAATTCAATTGGAGGATAATTATGATAAAATAAATAAGGATTATTCCATAATTCTCTTGCACATTCAATATATATTTTATGAATAAAATCATCTATTTTAATATTTTGATATAATAATGGGTCAACTTTTATTTGTTGAGTTGTACTTGGATTATAAGTTAATACAATAATATTTGCTTTTAATGTAGCTTTTATTAAATCTTCTAACCATGTATAACTTTTAGAATTGTTCATAATGCGTTGTGATTCATTATGTATCATTTCATTATTCCATTTAGGAATTCTTTGCATAAATAATTGAAAATTTTTTAATATATTATCAGGTGTTGAAATTTTAATAACTTCATTATATATTGATTTTAATCCTTCATAAATTAATGGTGTTAATACATTTATTAATTGTGTTGTATATTCTTGTTTTGTTTCTACAAGAAAATTTATCATTATTAAATATTTAGATATTTTATTTTATTTAATATTTTTATTAAGCGTTAGATAAATAAAAATATTATTATTTTATGAACTTTCTATAATATCATTTGATGATTGACCATGATTAGATAAATAATCATTATCTTTTTTAGTATAACAAACACAACCACCACCTTTACCATTATTACATGTGAAATTAGATCCAATATAATTATCTGAATCATTAAAATTAGGATCTTTTGTATTAAAAGGTACAGGCCATTGGGTAAATTTACAACATTGTTTAGAACATATATTTTGATCTATAAAATTCATATTTATATTATCAAATTGTTCTCGTGAATTATTAATATCTTTTCTATTTTCGTTATCTAATAATGGTATAAAAAATATAAAAAAAATAAGGATAACACAAACTATTTTTATTAAGAGATTAGTATTTATTTCATTAATCATTTTTGATTATATAATATCAATTAGATATTTTTTCCTAATTATATTTAATGAGTATTATAAAAAAAATAAATAATTACAATAAGAAAAATACAGAGATAAATAAAATATTAAATATAAAAAAAAATTATAGTATTAATTTTGATAAAAATCAAAAAAATCAAATTATATTTAGTAACAATAATAAAAAAATATTAGTTTGTAGTTATATTTTTTTTGGTATTTATCAACCTGATACTCAATTATGGATATGGTCAAGTTCTATTCCAGGTGTAAATCAAAAACAAGTAAAATTAATTAATAAAATTAAAAATTTTAGTTATTTATTTGAAAATGATGATGATAAAGATATAATGTTTATATACCAATTATTAACAAATAATGTAATACAAATTAATGATATAAGTTTATTTAAATTAATAAATAAAACATTAAATTATTTATCTAATTGTTTTATTATAATTAATCCTACTAATAAAATAAATAATATACAGTTTATTGGTATAAATTCAATAATTGAAAATTATACATAATTAATAATAATTGAACTATTCATTATTTATTTTTATTAATTTTGTTAATTTTTTTTTATCTTTAGAATTTAATATTTTAAATTCTGTTGTTTTATCTATTTTTAAACATAATTCAATTTCTTTAACTGTTACATCTTTAATATAATGTTCTAATATATTTATTAGTTCTTTTTCATTATTTATTGATACAAGATAATTACTAATTTTATTTAATATTAAAATATCATATATTGATTTATTTGGAAAAATTTTTAATAAATTTGTTATATTTTTTCTGTTAATATTTTTTAATGAAGTTTTATTTAAATCAGATGAAAATTTAATTTTATTATTTTTAATTTTATAATCAATATTACTTTTATTTATCCAATATGAAGTATTTAAACATGTATAAAATCCATGAATATTTTGTAAATACCAATTTTGATCAGTATAAATACTTGTTTCAATATTATCACCTCTTGATATTGAATCTGAAATTTTTACTAAATTATATAAAGATTTAGACCAATTATCATTACTTTTGTATAATATTTTATGTATATAATTTTCATGAATCATTAATGGTAATAATACTTTTTCAAATTCATATAATTTAATAATATTATTATAATCTAAATAATTATTAAGTATATTATTAGTTGCATCAAATAAGCCTGTATCTATATTTTTTTCTCTTGATTTTTCTATAAATATTTGAATATTATTTTCATCAATATATTTATAATGAAATGATAATTCTTGTAATAAATTAATTAATCTTCTTATATCAAATTGTGAAAAAGTAATTAATTCATTTAATACAGAATTATTTTTAATTTTTATATTTTCTTTATTACATATTTTATAAATTAATTCATATAATTCATCTAGTGTTGGAAATTCAAATTTAATTTCTTCACAATTTTTTTTCAAATCATTTAATAATTTTGAATGTTGATTATTTGAAATAAATATTAAAGGAAATGCTTTTAATTTATTATTTTCTTTAAAAATATCCATTATATATTTTTTTTCACTTGTTAATGTAATATTTTCAGTTTCTTCAAATATTAATACTATATTTTTTTTTTTAATATCATAAAAATTTATTTTTGAATAAATAGAATTATTATGATTATAATAATCATTAAAATCATCTAATATACGATGATCTTTAATTTCATTCGGATAAATTATACGAGATAAATAATTTAATTCGTTTAATAATAGTTTAACTGTAAGACTTTTACCAATACCATGAACACCTGAAATAATAATAGCTCTTGATTTTAAATTATTAATATTTAGTAACCAATTTTTAATTTTATTAATTGCATTTTTATGACCAATAATATCAGATAAAGTTTTAGATTTATATTTATTAACCCATAAATTTTCCATTATTTTGTTATAATTATAAACTTTTAAATAATTATTTATAAAAAAAGTTTAGTTTAGTTTAATCAAATTAATATTTATTAAATTAATGATAATAAAAATAATTTAAAAAAGATTTATAAAAAAAAATTTCTAGCTTAAAATATATAATTAGTATGGAAAATAACGATCATGTTAAAAATAACCAAAGAAAAGATTCTAAAAATAAAAGTTCAGAATCTGTTGATCATGAAGTTCAAAGATTATTTAAACGTAGTGGAGGAAAAATTAATCAAAGTGATTTTCAAATGTTAAGAAATAAATATGGTGATGAAGAATTTGTTGAAAAAGTTCAACGTGTATTTATTGAAAAACATACTCAAGTTACAAAAAAAGCAAAAAAATTTGCTCAATTAATCAGAGAAAAATATGCTAATTCTCAATATCCTTTTCATATTTTATTAGAAAAAGCATATAAATATAAAGTAAAACATGGATTATCTGATGAAGAATTTAGTGAATTTCAACGTATTTATGAAAATGAATTAGTTGGACTTAAAAGCCCTGATGTATTTAGTCCTAGTACTAATCTTCAAAAAGTATTAGGTAATGTTAGTGTTGACTATCAAGGTTTTACTAGTAAATTATCTGATTCTGATTACAAAGTTCTTCAAGATATTCTTAAATTACATGCTTCAAGTAAAGCTTTACATAGTCAAGTTCTAATTCAATCAATGCAATATCAAGATTGTGGTATTGAAGCAATGACTGGTAGATATAATAAAGATATTCATAATGTTTCTAATCATATTCATCCAGTTGTTGCTGCTCTTTTCTTACCAAAAATAGATATTCTTGAAACTCATTTTATTCATTCAAATATTTCTAATATAATCAAAACAAGATATAATAAAGAAAGTTTTACTTCAATGTCTGATGCTCTTTTATACGATTCATTAATAAAAGATCCTAATGATGTTGTTTGTGATTCTCGTTCTACATTAATTGATTTATTTAATAGAGCACAATTACAAAATCAATTATGGAATTCTATTTTATCTCTTCGTAATGGTCAATATTATAATTCTTCATTCCGTGAATTTATTAATGCTGTTGATATTTGCAGAATGAATAAATATGATTCACCTGATCTTGTTTATGGGCGTTATGATGGTACTATTATTAAACGTCTATTTTCAGCTTTTTCATTTAGACCAACTGTTGTTACATCAACTCCTGTATATCAAATTTTTAATACAAATCCTTACCAACAAAATATTAAACCATCTATTGCATATGTTCCTATGATTAATCTTAAATTACCATATGCTAATAATGATAATACTCCAATTGATTTAAATGCTGCTTTAGAACAAACACAACTTTTACTTGAAAATGGTACAGTTATTCCTAAACATACTTCTTTAATTTATTCACGCGGTGTTCTTGTTTTCTATATTGATAGACGTACTACTGTTATTTATAATGATCAAACAAATCTTTCATTTGCTTTTAATAAATTACCTACTGCCGTTGCTGGTTTTGATAGACTAAATGAAAGACCTGTAAATTTTGATACTACCATTAAAATTAGAAATGATGAATATCAACTAAGATCAGTTGTTTTAAGTGAAACTAATAAAATTGGTCCTCAAACTAATCTTGTAATTGGTTCCAGTACTGCAATCATGACTCATCCAGATTTAACTAAAAATAGTTATAATGAAGGTTATTATTTATATGATCCTTATATTGTTGTTAATCCTGATATTATTGGGAAAAATCTACAAAGATATGAACCAGTTGGAGAAATTAGTGTAGTTGGTGATGAAGAATCTTTTGGATTTATTGAATTAGCTAGTACTCGTGGTATTATTTTTGTTTATCAACTTGTTAAAGATACAAGTTCAGGAACTATTGTTTATTAAATAATTATTAAATAATTATATATATAAATATATAATTATTTAATTAAAAATACTATCATTATTTTTATATGTTGATAAAGTTCTATCAGCTGTACTTGAAACAGGTAATGGTGGTAAATCTCCTCTTTTTTCAATATCTCTTAAATAACCTAATTTTTGTTCAAAATTAGTAATTAAAAAAGGTATAATTTCTCCAACTACATTACAATTTAATTCTTTTATTTGTTCTTTAATATTATAAGGTAAATGTTTTGCATTTTCAATAAATACATATCTCATAACAATAATTATTTTATTTTTATCTTGAAAACTAATTTTATATTGGTTATTTGTTTTTTTCCATAATGTTAATACTATTTGTTTATTAATTAATTCAATATTTTCATCTGAAAAAAATATATCTTCTAAATTAGTTTCTGAATTAATATTTGTTTTTATAATATTTTTAATTAATTCTTTTCGCATTTCTTTGATCTCTGGATTATAATCTTGAAAAAATCCGATTGGACTATTTTTAAAATTCATATATTATATTATAGATAAAATTAATATTTAAAAATTAGATAATTATTTTATTAAATGCAATGGGTAGAAAAATATCGTCCATCAAATTTAAATGATATAAGTACACAACATAATATAATTCAATCATTAAAAAATGGTATTTATACCAAAAATATACCTCATTTAATTTTTTATGGTGGATCTGGTTGTGGTAAAACATCTACTATTTTAGCATTAGCTAAAGAATTATTTGGTGAAAAAAATATAAAAAGTCGTGTAATTGAATTAAATGCATCTGATGAAAGAGGTATTAATGTTATTCGTGAAAAAATTAAATTATATGCAAAACAAGCAATAAATGAGAGTTTAGATATTCCACCATGGAAAATTATTATTTTAGATGAAGCAGATACAATGACATCAGATTCACAATTTGCTCTAAGAAGAATAATAGAAGAATATTCTAAAATAACTAGATTTTGTTTTATTTGTAATTATCATAATAAAATTATTGATCCAATTATATCAAGATGTTCTTTATTTTGTTTTAAACCAATTTCTGATATTGATATTTATAATAGATTAAAATTTATTTGTTTGAAAGAAAATTTTAATTGTTCTGATAATTTAATAAATAAAATAGTAATGATATCAAGAAATGATTTAAGAAAAGCTATTAATTTTTTACAAAAATGTTATAATTATTATGATGAAAATGATAATGAAGATATATTAGATGAAGTGTCAGGTATTTTACCTAATAATATTTTTAATAAACTTATTGATGATATATTTAAAAAAAATTTAGTAAAATTAGATGAAACAGTCAAAATGTTATATTTAGATGGATATTCATTAGTAAATCAAATAATATTATTTCATAATTATATAATTAATAGTTCACTTAATAATCAACAGAAAGCAAATATAATCTTAAAAATATCTGATATTGATCAAAATTTAATAAAAGGTTGTGATGAATATATACAATTTATAAAATTAGTATATTATATTGTTAGTATTATATAATATTATTTATATAAATAAAAATGAATTAAAGAAATTATATCTTTAATATTTAATGTCTAGTTATTTACCATGGATAGAAAAATATAGACCCCAAACATTTAATAATATTATTAGTAATGAACAAAATTTAATTATTTTAAAAAATATGTTAAAAAATGGTTCATTACCACATTTATTATTTCATGGGACTTCTGGAACAGGTAAAACATCAACGATAATGGCATTAGCTAAAGAATTATATAATAATAATGTAAATTTAATGGTAATGAAATTAGATGCATCAGATGATAGAGGTATTAATTCTGTTCGTGAAGAAATAAAAGGTTTTGCAGAAAAAAAAAATATGTTTCAAAAAGGTGTTAGATTAATTATTTTAGATGAAGCAGATTCTATGACTTATGATGCACAATTTGCATTAAGAAGAATTATAGAAAAATATTCAGAAACAACAAGATTTTGTTTAATATGTAATTATGAAAATAAAATTATTCCTGCAATTAGATCTAGATGTGCAAATTTTAGATTTAATCCAATTGCTAAAAATGAAATAATTAATACAATTAAAAATATTTCAATTAATGAAAAATTAAATATTACTGATGATTCATTTGAAATAATATCACATTTATCAAATGGTGATTTAAGAAAAGCAATAAATTTATTACAATCAATTTCTATGAAATCAAATCTTATTACATCATTCATATGTTATGAAACAGCTGGTTTACCAACAACAGAAGAAATAATTATTATATATAAATATTTAAATGATAATAATATAAATTTTAATGAGAAATATGATAAATTAAATTTAATAATAAAAAATAATGGATATTCATTAGATGTAATTTTAAAAGAATTAACTTTAATAATTTTAAATAATCAAGATACAATTAAAATTAATAAGAAAGCTCAATTATTAAGTGATTTATCAGATTTAGAAAATAAAATAAGTAAAAGTATTTTTATAGATATATATATTAGTGCATTAATTGCAATATTTATAAATTCTAACTATTAAAAAAATTGATAATAATATTTACTACCAATTAAATATTAGATATGTTTATAATTAATAGTTAATTTAATTGTTTAACATAACCTTTAATTAATTTTTTTATTATATGGAAAATAATAAAAATATTATTAATTTAAGAAAAAATAAAAAAATTAATAAAATAAAA